CCGATAGGTTCTTTGAACTGGTTGTGGACTTAGGTCCACATGAGACCGTGTGCGCTGACTGCCACATGGTATGCAATAAACACGCTGTATGTCCAAGTTGTAACTAATCCAAAGCAGGCTGCTCTGAACAAGTGCAGGAGCAGCCTGCACAACAACACTACCAACAGAAAAGGAAACAAAATGAACACAGTCACATTCAAGAACAGCGTTATCAAGAATGTTGTTGACCGCAATGGTTTCTACACAGCAACCATCAACGACTACGAACAACTACCAACAGGGCGCATGATTTGCTCTGACTCTACCCGTGTAGTTATCTTCGATGAGAATGTAATTACACAACTGCGAGAACTTAACTGGCTCGCAGATTCAACTGCATATATCAACGCAGAAGGCATCGGTAACACACGCTGGGACCGCCGTCCAAACATTGATAACAAAGACCGTAAGCCAGGTCTCAAGCAGGTAGTACTTACATCCGTATCACAAGCATAAAGACTCAGGCAGGTGGGGGCTTCGGCTCTCACCTGCCTTTTCTTTTTATCGTGGCGGGCCATGTACCTACTACGGAATACCGCGAGTCCATCTAATCAGAAAGGTAACAAAATGTTATTAGGAGCAGGAGATATACTGGCATTGATTATTGCAATGTCTACAAGTATCATACTTATTACACTAGCAATCAGACAGAATGCTGTATTACATCGAGACAATATGAATCTGCGCCGTGCTTTAAGAATAGAAAAGCAGGGGCGGAACTTCTACTATGACCCAGACATAGCAAAGGAAGACCTATGGACAACCAAGTAAAGTATTCAGTTCAGTCCTGCCATAGTTGTGGCATAGACATTATGGTAGATGTAAATAGAACCAGCCCAAGAAACTACTGCAGCCCATGTGCATGGGCAAAGTTAGGAGAAACAAACTATGTCATACACAGTTCATGAGATAGCGGACTTAAACGAGTCCATTGATAGGGCAATCCTATCTCTTAAAGCAGCCAACAATATCTTGGAAGAAATGATGGCAACAGGTAGAATCTATGTAGAAGGAGAAGACAATGAGTGGTAAACACACAAATATCAGAGCAAGAGCAGCAGACTATGCAAAGATATTCCTTGCACAAAAATACAAAGAAGAGTATCAAGAACTATACCGTGCATACCTAACCAATAGAGGAATTAATGTACGCAATAATGCTTCAATAGTAGATGAAAGGTTATTAATAAAAGAATGAGTAAAGAACTACAAGAAGCATTAGACAAAGCAGCCCTAGCAGTGCAACCCATACTAGATGAGATGCTAAAGGAGATAGAAGAAGATGAGTTATGAACCACCACTTGAAGATGATGTGGCACTAGACAAAGACACAGAAGAAGAGGATGATGGTTACCAAGAACCAGACAGGATGTGGGGAGATGAATGAGATTACATTCCTCCCTCTCACACCATTACAGTCCTGGCTCTTCCTCATTACAGTTTTCTATATCCTCTACAGATGGGTTACTAAATGAAGAAAGTATTCGCACTACTTACAACATGGTATGTAGCATTCTTATCGCTACTACCATGGCACATGCCAATAACAAATGCACACACAGAACCAAAACCTACAGAGATGAGCGAGTTTCATTGGACTCCCCGTGCTCTGAAACTATATGCAAAACAGTTCATGCGAATGGCATATCCCGAATGGAATATGTCTGAACACCGTGCACTAATGAAACTATGGGGCAAGGAATCAGCATGGAATCCAACAGCAGATAACCCAAACAGTTCTGCATTTGGTATTCCACAACTGCTTAACCTTGACCCAGAAACGCCAGCCCCGCAACAGATTGAGCGGGGGCTGGCTTATATTCAGCACCGTTACGACAAACCATCAGTTGCTTGGTCGCATTGGCGCACCAATGGCTGGTACTAACTACAAACTAAGGAGAAAGAAATGACAGTAACACTAGAAGAAATAGAAAACTACTACACTATTCTCTTGGATGAGAATGGTAAAGCAGAACAACTACTAACACAACGCAAGCGTTTAACTGACGCTATCTATACACAGGTTGATTTAGGTACAGCACCAGATGATGACCATATTGCAGAGGTAGCAGCAGCAATGCAGAAAGACATTCAGTTGCGTGATTTTATGTTAGGTCTACCATCTGAGCGTGAAGTTGTAGCAGTCAATAAGTATTTAACATACTTGTATGACACAGTACCAACCAAGTTTATTACACCTATTGCAAGTGTGTTGGCTGCAAATCTATACGCGTTAGAAGAAGTAGATTCTGCTAAAGAAATGCTTCATAATGCAATAGTCCATAACCCTAGTTACTCACTAGCAAATCTACTTAACCGTGTCTTTACTTCAGGCTGGCCATCAGGTGCGTTTGTTGCCATGACACACGAACTACATCCAAGAGTTAAAGAAGGAATGGGTATCTAATTATGGGATTAGATATGTATCTCTATGCCCGTAAAGGCATAGCATCTATTGACTGGCAGCCAGAGAAAAAACTTAACGCTGACTACACAATACTAACCGCCCTTATGGGAGCAACAGATTGGGCTTATGACCCAGACGAACTAGCCTTTGCTCAGGTATCTATTCAAGTTGGATACTGGCGTAAGGTTAATGCTATCCACAACTGGTTCATTGAAGAACTAGCAGGTGGAGAAGATAACTGTCAGCCAATTTATGTACCTCGTAGTTCTTTAGTTGACCTAAAGATTCTATGTGAACAGGTATTGGCAGACCACAGTAAAGCAGATACATTACTGCCAACAGGCTCTGGATTCTTCTTCGGAAGCACAGAGTATGACGAATGGTATTTTCACGGTATTGAAAGAACCGTGAAGATAGTAAGTAAACTCATTGAAGATGTACCTGAAGGATGGGCCTTCGAGTATCAGGCTTCATGGTAAAGAAAGGGACACATGACTACAGCAAATGTAGTAAAAAACCGTTCAGCCTGGCAAAAGGCTGGCGTAGCAGTAGAAGCAAGTAGTGCAGCACAGGTAGCAGAACAAGCAGGACTTAATTGGACTGTTGGTTTATCTGATATGCATACATCTGACTTCTTGCATGTACCAAACAAGCAAGCAGTCGTAAAAAAAGCAAATGGAAATGAGTCAGTCATTGGCGTAGTAGGTAGCAAATACAAAGTCTTCCAAAACCAGGAAGTTTTTGGCTGCCTTGACGGCTTAATTGATTCAGGTGATGCTCGCTATGCAGCAGCAGGTGAGTATGATGGTGGCGCAAAAGTATGGATGCTTATGTCACTACCAAAAGAAATGGAAATCAAGGGCGACCCACACGCAGCCTTCTTACTAGCCAAGACTAGTCATGATGGTTCGTCATCAGTGGTCATCCGTCCTATCATCGAACGATTGTGGTGTGCCAACCAAATCAATCGTATCTATCGTGCCAAAAACAAAGCGCACACATACACACTGCGTCATACACAAAACTCAGTGTTATCAGTATCCGATATGCGAAACATCCTTGACTTGACTTACACAAGTATTGATGCGTATAGTAATCTTGCTAACCATCTATTACAGCGTGAGGCAGACATCAACAAAGCAACTGAGTACTTCAAGAAAGTGTGGGCTCTACCATCTAAGATTGAGAACGCACCTCTACACCTACTCAGCAAGGGTGAAAAGAATGCCAAGTCCCGTGCCCTCAATGCACGGCAGAAAGCATTTGCTATCTATTCAGATAGCCCAACACAAGAAAACATCCGTCATACAGAGTTTGGTTTATGGCAAGCAGTAGTTGAATATGCTGACCACTACTCTCAGAAAGATGCTAGTATTGCTACCCTTGCAGGGCGCAATGATGGCATTAAACTACGAGCACTAGAACTAGTCGGAATCTAAGGAGCAACATGTACTTAAACCCAATTACAGTAGATGGCACAACTTATAACTTCACTGAAGAATCACTGAAGGAACTAATCAAGACAGACATTGCAACTAAGCGTAGGCTAGATGCAGTATCTACTGAAGCACAAGAAGCATATAGAAAACTAATGAAGGTACGTACTGAAGTACATGCCTACTTTACAGAAGCATTTGATGGTTCTGTTGATGAAGATGAAACAACTGTTACACGCGATGAAGTTAACGCATTGCTTGAATCAATTGGTTCAGACATGCTTACCACAACTTGGTCTGCAACTGTAGAGATTACAGTTAACATTACTGGTATCAAGGCTACCTCTAAAGAGGAAGCCGAAGATATTATTAATGACAATATCGAAGTCAGCGGCTACGACTTAGACATTGACAGCCACGATGTAAGTATAAGCGAAATCGAACGGGAATAACCACCATCAATCATGCGCTATCTAACACATAGGCGTTTGTTCATTTCTACTATGTGTTAGACTTGGGGATGGGTGGTCCCGCCATCTGCGAACACGGGACACTAATAACAAGGAGATGTATGCCAGTAGAAATTGAAAGAGATAGATACGGAAGACCGTTAGTCGTTCCCCCTAAAGGTGGCAAAGCAATTGCATATACCCGTGCTACCACAATAGCCAACAGTCTTGATGATGCATCAGCATTAACAGCATGGAAGATGCGTATGGCAGCAATAGGTTTAACAAGTAGACCAGACCTATTACTAGCCATTGGTGTAGCAGCAGATGATAACAAATTAGTTAATGCATACATCGAAGAAGCAATGGATGCAGCAGGTGCTAGTAAAGCAGCAACAATTGGTACAGCCATCCATGCGTTAACAGAAAAACTAGACTTAGGTTTAGAGTTAGGTGCAGTACCAGAACAATGGATGCCAGACATTCTTGCATACCAAAAAGCAACTAGCATACTTACTAAACTTTACATCGAACAATTCACGGTGCTAGATAAGTTTAAAATTGCTGGCACACCAGATAGAGTTGTTGAATACAAAGGCGAAAGGTTTATTGCAGACCTAAAGACAGGTCGCATTGACCATCCAAATAATATTGCTATGCAGTTAGCAATCTACGCCAACGGCTCGCCGTACATGATAGATACGGCGACCCGTGGCACATGGGGCGACATCAATAAAGAAAAAGCAATCATCATTCATGCCCCAGCAGGGACAGGAACTTGCAAGTTAGTATGGATTGACATCCAAGAAGGATGGAAGGGTGTACAATTTGCAATGAAAGTAAGAAAGTGGCGAGACCAAAAGGGTTTGGCTACTCCATTTGAGCAAGGAGAAGATAGTGCCTAGTACAGAAGCACCAATCAGTATCACAGTTAAGACACCAGCAGGTAGTCTTGTTACAGTCCGTGCAGAAAGCGGAGAAGAACTAGACAATGTAGTTGCACATTCAATCGCAGCGATTGCATCAGCAGCAACAGAACTAGAAGCAGCAGTGCGTGGTGCATCAACACCAGCAGCACCAGTTATGTCTGCACAAGCAGTTGCCGCAGCATTAGGTGGCAACATCATTGAAACAGGAACAACAATTCCTGCCCAAGAATATACACAGCCAGCACCAACACCTACAATTGGTGGCCGTTCATGTCCACATGGAAAGATGACAGCGATTCAAGGTATGGGTAAAGATGGCAGACCATATAAAGGTTGGTTCTGCCCAGCACCAAAGGGTGCATTCGACAAGTGTAAGAACCAATATGTTACTAACACTTCACCAGAATGGAACACATTCGTTCCAGAACAGATTAAGTGAAAACACTTAGACGCTCTATAAATAAAGCAGAGGTAGGCGGGGAACCATTACCGCCTGCCTTTGCTGCATTTGAGAGAGCAGGAATTATCCTGCGTAGAGCAGAGGTAACTGTTATTGCAGGCACTCCAGGTGCAGGTAAGTCATCAGTTGCATTGGCTATTGCTGCTAAAACAAAACATCCTACACTTTACTTTTCAGCAGATACCAATGCACACACAATGGCTATGCGTCTGATTGCCATGACTGGCAAGATGACACAAGCAGCAGCAGAACAACTACTAAAGCGCGACCCTGCTAGGTCGCATGAAATACTACAACTCAACAACCATTTGTTCTGGTCCTTTGAATCTAGCCCTACACTCAAAGATTTAGATGATGAAGTCTCAGCCTTTGAAACAGTGTGGGGTAAGTCGCCAACCCTTATAGTTGTAGACAACCTAATGGATGTAGCAATGGATGGATACGATGAGTTTGGCGCAATGCGTGCCGTTATGAAAGAACTCAAGTATCTAGCCAGAGATACCAACGCAGCAGTGTTAGTACTACACCATACAAAAGAAGGATTTGATGGCTATCCTTGCCAGCCACGCAGCGCAGTGCAGGGCATGGTCAATCAGATTCCAGCAATGGTTTTAACTATTGGTCAGATGAAACAAGGTGACGACACATATTTATGTGTGGCACCAGTCAAGAACAGATACGGTAGAGCAGACCAAACAGGCAGCAATTATGTTAGTCTATCTTTTAGTCCAGACTCTATGTATCTAGAAGATGTACCAGTCAGGTATCAACAGGAAGGAATAATAGTATAATGCCAAAGTATAGAGTTACATACTCACAATATAAAGTAAAAGTTATTCGTGCATCATCATTAAAAATAGCCGAAGAGCGTGCAAAAAAAGGAGAAACAGGTAGATGGGAACTAACAGAAGTTAGG